GCTTCACGAAGATGCCCAGTTTTCTTTAAGCGACTGATCTTGTTTCTTATTTGCTCTCTACCTGAACTTGGACTTGATTTAGCTACACCAGCTTTAACGACTTTAGGAGCATTTGCTACCTTCTTCTGGGCGATAGGTCTTTTATCTTTTACAGATTTATAACTCATCGCATCTTTGATCACCATTAAAAATCGGTGATCTGCCAGATTCCCAATTTCAGGATCAGAAAAACCATATCCACGTAATGTTGTACGCATATTAGTTTTGAACTGATCCGCTTTATTAGGATCGCTATATTCTGGAATTTTAGCTGCTGCTAATGATTTTTGAGTTTCAAGGTATTCATTATACTGTTTAGTATAAGCCTCCTGAGCTTTAGATTTCATGTCCTCTATCTGCCTGTTTTGTTCTCTTAACTGGTAATCCAGTCGTGCTGCAGACGTGGGATCTTCATCATAAAGTTTTTGGAGATCCTGACTACCTTGTTGCTGTCTGATGAATCCATCAGCAGTTCCAATCAATTCGTTTAGTTCTGATAAACGAGTATCATAAGATTGACGCAAACTCTGCTTTTGAGCTTCAAGATCTTTTCTCTCTAAGCCTAAAGTGTGAGTTTTTTGTCTATAATCCGAGTCTCGTGAATAACCTGCTTTCAACTCATCGAGGGTAACCTCTAACTCTTGACCACTAACTTTAACTCGGTGGAGTTCGGGTTCCTCTGTAGCTGTTTGCGTTTCTTCTTCGATTTCGGTTTTCTCAGTAGCGACTTCTTTGGGAGTTTCTTCAGACTTTGATTGACTCTCTTTTGAAGTTTCCTGTTCGATCTTTTCAGGTTGCTCTGAAGGAGCTGCTTCTTTTTTCTCTGGTTCTGATTGTCCTTCTTTAGGATTCAGTAGTCCAGATATTTTTTCAGCTGCACCTTTAATTGTTTGTTCTTCTGCCATGTAACGTTCCTTTCTTGTTGGTTGACGTGTAACGAGCTCCTAGAATAGGTTAGCTCTTGTTTAAAAGCTCAAGATCTTGTTGAGCTAGTTTTCCGCTTTCCATGATTGACTGTAAATGACCTCTGATTTTATCTAGCATATTATATGCCATCCAAAGGGATCTACGTTTTTCATCGTCAGCAAAACTTGTGTGGAAAATCTCTAGTTTATAAGTTTCTAGGAGATCTTCAAATGCTTGTTTCAGAAGGGGATCTTCCAGGAGTTGGTGTGCCCGCTGCCCCTCCCTGACTTTCTGATCTAAATTTTTGTTTTTCATTAAAGAATTGGTTTTGTCCTTTTACTATCTCTTTCATTAAATCTCCAGATTTCTCTAGATCTTTCTGTTCTAACATAGATCTACGTTTCAATTCAAGCTCATCTATCTTAGATCCGTATTTAAGTTCTAATTCTTTAATTTTTATCTCAAAATCAAGTAATTGTTGTCTCATTCTACCTTCAACTTCTTTAAGTCTAATATTAGCTTCTAATTCAGCTCTTTGGTTTTCACCTTGAACTTGAGCTAATGTTACTCTTTCAAATTCAGTTGGAGGTTTAGGTGGAAGCTGAGGCATTTGTGCTGCTCCCACATCTGGATCCATGAAGTAAGGTTCTACTCCATTTAATCCTGCATTTTCAATTAATTTTTTTAATGTGTTATAAATATTTCTTAGATTAACCATTGGACCAAATGCATTTTGTTGTAAGTTTATTGCTTGCATTTGTCTTTCCAATATAGCGTTAAGAAGAATAAGTTGTTGTTCTTTTGATCCTGTTCCTAGTCCCACTTGAACAGTTACATTAATTCTGTCTTTCCATTCAAAAGGTCTCATTGGTATATACTTACCACGTATTCTAACAATTTTTTCTTTTTGTTGATATTTGCATACCAACTCAAACATCTTCAAGGCTAGATCTTTAACACCTGTTTCAGCAAAGATCCGAGCAATTAACTCCATTCTCATTTGTGATTGTGTTAAGATTTGGTTTTGCCCAGTTGCTGTTTTATTTAAAGTGTTAGCATCTAAGCCTTGAGATTGTCTAGTAATACCTGTTCTAGTTTCTTTAACAGAATCTAGATAAGCCAACATACCACTAGCTTGTTCTGTAATTGGTTGTGCCTGAATAGGCATCATGACGTTTTGTGGTGGTTGTTTTGTTCTTACAATTCCGCCTGGTCTATTAGTGAGAAGATCATCCATTGCAACTTGACCATCTTGTACTGCAACTCTGTTATTGTTTGTTAGATACATATTATCTAACATTTGTCTCATAACAGTAGATTTAATTAATTGGATGTCTTCTACTAATTCTGACACAGATCTGCCATGAAATCTGTGTGGCATAATTACTGGAGTCATAGATACAAATGGAATTGTATCTACTTCTTCCATATCTAATATTTCAAAATTACCGTCACCTGCTAAAAGAAACTTTACTAATTCTGTTTTACCATCTTCATTAACATCCATTCTAAGATAACATTCGTGCACTAAAATATCTGCACTGCTTTTATCTCCGTCTTGAACACCATGTGAAAAGTCAACATTCTGATGTCTTACAAATTTATCTTCTCTTGTATAATCAGAATCGCCTGTTGGTAAACTCATAACTTTATCTTTATCATATCCCATTTCAACTAATTCAGATCTAGTTTTATTTGTTCTATGAGCTACAAAGTTAGCAGAATCTATATCTTTAACTCGTCTTTCAATTAAAAATTCTTCTGGAGGAACTGGTTCTATTTTAACCTGTCCGTATAATTTTGTTCTATTAATAACCACATCATGAAGTGTAAGTTTATCTAATTCTTTGCCTAATTCATCTGTGATAGGCTCTTCGTATTCTGAATGATTTTTAACTTTAACTTCAGGATCTGCAACGAGATCGTTAAACTCGTCATCGGTTAATCTTGTGTATTCTTCTCTTTCAGTTTTATTAGCATCATCCCAATAAACTTTTAAGATTCCATTCTTTTGAATCAATGCATCTTTAAAAGCTGTATATAATGCTACAAATCCTTTATTCTCTTTATAGAAAATATAATTAAGGTAATCAGAACATTGACGTGCCATTTCATCGTCTTCTGGTCCAACACCTTCACAGCTAAATACATTGTCGCCTGCTGTGAAAATTCTCATTAAGGATGGCATTAGACTTTCAACTGTGTCTAATACATCATTAGATACCACTTGAGAACGACCTTCTTGTTCGTTCCCTAATGGCATCCCTAAATAATATTCTAAAGATTTTTTCCTTCGAGAAACTAATTCTCCACCAATAAAACCTGATGCATTACTAATCTCTCTATTTAAAACTGATAATATTTCTTGTTTTGATTTCATACTATATAACTGGTATCTACTCTAATTGGTTTATTCCATTCTGTCGTATCAATCGGTTCAGATACACAGCCATATCTAAATGCGTCAGCTGCGTGTGAACACCAATCGTGTAAAGGTTTATTTTTAAACACTTGGTTTTTATCATCCCATTGTTTTCGATATTGTCTTAATGCATCTAATCCTACTTTGCATTTTTCTCTATCGAAGTAGCATGTGGGTAAATAATTTCTCACAGATTCAATTCCATGATCTACTTCTAACTTAGGAGCTACCTCAAAATCAATCCCTAATTCATTAGCAACTTCCATTCTTGATTTGCCTGTTCCTAATTCTCTAGCCATTATATCGTGTGGAGCTATATGATTAGAATAAGCATATCCTTTTTCTTCAAGTTTATCTGCATAATGTGCTAAAGATTCTCCTGAAGTTTCGTAATAGTCAATGAGGTGTACTTCTTTTCCCACTCGTTGAGCAAACCAAATTGCTGTTGAGTCACCTATACCTAAATCCCACCACGTTTCTACACCTACGTTACTATCCACAGGCACGGAGCCGATTCTTCCATCATTATCGGCTTTCGTTATTAATCTTCCGTAATAACTTCCTGAGACTGCTGCAGTAAAAGAGCATTCAAACTCTTGTTCATACTGCTCTTCAGTCATTATGGAACGTGCCTGAGCCAGCTCCTCGTCTGGAATCACCTTGGTATCTGAGGCTCGATAGATTTTACCCATCCAGTCTTTATGACCTCGTTGAGAGTAATCATAAACTTCCCAGAATTGATTATGTCCCATTGGCGTACCGATAAACATTACCCATCCTAGTTTATCTGCAACAGCGGGTCGAACAATCTCTGTCCAAACCCTAGGTGACATAATTGCATATTCATCCATAACCACTCCATCGAATCCCATTCCACGGATGCTGTCTGGATTATCTGCACCAAATATTTGAATACGACTTCCGTTAAATAAATCTATTCTTAATTCAGTCTCGTTCCTAGTTCCTCCAAAATACATTAGAGGTTTCGTATAAAATTTTAAATATTCCCAAGCTATAGATTTACCTTGTCTATAAGTGGGAGCTATAAATGCACACAGGGATCTTGGTTTTCCTGCTGCAGTTTTAATTAATTCGTTAATCGATAATACTGATTTTCCGAATCGTCTATGACAGACTAATACATTAAATCGTTTTTTATTATCGTGAACTTCTAATTGATAAGGTCGTGGCTTATAAGGGATAATTAAAGTTTTAGTCTTTTTGCCATTCGACTTTGATCGCAATTGGTTCATCGGTTCCTATTCGTGAAGTTGAAGAAGCTAGTCTTGGATGTATATAAGGTGCAGCCTTTTCTGCTGCATATAATTTCTTATCTGGTGAAGACATAGGATTATTTAACACAGATAACATATAATCTAAAGGAGATAAATTATACTTTGCAGCTAATTCTATCATTCCTTTCCAAGGCTTCTTGCTCTTAGAACCAAGAGGTCTTCCTGCTCCTTCACGTTTACCTCCGTGAGCAGGATTTGAAACCTCATTTTCGTATGTTTTCTGTTCTTCTTCACTCATTATAGCATCCATTTTCCATTTTGCTTTAAACGCTGACCTGCTAATGGAGATTCATAGAATTTTCTTTTTCTTAAGTGTTTTGATCTTTTAACTCCTCCTGCTAACGTAGCAGCCAAAGTAATATATGGATGTCTAAATGCAGTTTTAGCTAAACTATAAACAGCTTTTCCTGGTGTAAAGACTATTCCCTTCGTGGGTTTAGCCCAAGAACTAAGCTCTTTCATAAATTTAGATTGTACCTTTTTAGCCATATTAGTATCTTACTTTCTTCTTTTTCTTTTTGTTTTTTTTAGGTGGTCTACCTCTTTTAGACCCATATGTTCCTTTTCCTTTAGGCATTTCGTTTCCTCCAATATTTTAAGTGTCTTTTATGCTCTGATTCATTTATAAAACCTTCTTTTCTAGCAGCTTTATATCGTGGATCTGATGGTTTTAAAACAGAAGCATGTAGTGCAGCCTTGCCTCCATAATATAAACCAGCAGCACCCAAGCCATATAAACCAGCTTTCTTAACACCTTTAGGTATTTTAGACCCTAACTCAGATACAGATTCTTTAAACCCTGTACTCCAATGTTTAGGTTTTGATTTTTTAAATGGATTCCACATTATTTTTTCTTATTCTTTTTTTTCTTCTTATTTTTCTTCTTGTTTTTTTTCTTTTTTTTCTTTTTAGCCATATTTTTTCTTTCTGTTTTTACCGACATAGTAACCACTAGCACCAGCTCCAATACCAATTGCAGCTTTGCTTGTTAGTTTTTTGGCTACATCACGCCCTGTAAAACTTTTTGCTCCCATTTCATGAATTGCTCTTGATGCTTTCGCATAAGTTTCAGATTGATGAAATTTAGAGAACGTATCTTTTGCAACTGATTTAGCTTTGCCTGGAGCTTCTTTAGTTGCTGACCATGCTTTCGGTCCAACCTTTTTTCCCCATGCCTTTACGCCTGAAAAAGCTGCCTTTCCCCATTGTATCATTGTAATAATCCTTGTCTAGCAGCATCTCTTGCATTTGGCATAGGCATATTACCTCCAGGTCTTTGACCCATTCGTGCCATTTGAGGATTCATAGCTTGCTGCTGTGCTAATAAACCCTGTTGTTGTTGTCGTGCCATTTCTGGCATGATTTTAGCTCTAATAATTAAAGCTAATTGCTCACCTTCTTCAGGTGTCAATCTTATAATTTTGTCTGCTAATTTTTCTAAACTTCTACTTGCCATAGTTAACTTTTCATTTGGTAGGCTCCGTAACCTCCGATAAGCCCACCTTTAATTAATTTGTTTCTAATTTTTTTACCTTTAGTTGCTACTTTGTAATGTGTTTGTCCTTTACTAAATTTTAACAAACTAGGATGGAATCTTTTTGTTTCTCCAAATGTAGGTCTGTTTAAAAGGTATTTAAATTGTTTTCCTTGTGGAGATATAATTTTTTTATAAAATCCTGCATGACGTACTGCTTCTTTACCCATAGTTTTAAAAGGTTCTCCTGTCGTTAGAGTACGCCTAATCTGTCCTTTGCCTCGAATGTAGCTTCTTTTAGCTTGTCTTTTAATTGTTGCTTTAGTTCCTGGAAAAGAAAAATATCCTCTTTTAGCTTTTCTTTTTAATGCTGCTACTTTAAATTTTGCTAAACGAAGTCCTGCTGATAATGCCATTATACTATTGTTAGTTTTGGTTTCTTTTTACCTGTTATACCTTGTTTGTTCATGTTAGCAATTTCTTTAGCTCCAGGATAGTCCTTAGCTTTACCCTTCCATACACTTTTGATCTTAGGTGGATGTTTATACATTGTATAAGGTGGGTTTTTTAGAACAGGTTTGCTTTTTTTACCTGCTAACTGAAGAATGTATTTAATTGTGTGAAATCCGTATACCATTATCCTGCCATGTATTTCTTAGGTTGTTGTTTTTTACCAGAGGCTTGTCCTGCTTTATACAGTCCATAGCCAATACCTATTTTAATTGCTAGTCCTGCTGCTGTACCATAAATCGCAGCTTTCCCCAAGCCAGTCTTGTGAAACTTTTTAAACTGTCCCCAAGCTCCTAGCTCTTTTGCTTCGTTAGGTATTCCTATTTTTTTAACCATGCCCTTGCCCTCTGTATCGTTTGTATGCACGCTTCTCGTCTTTGTTCATACGCTTCTTGTGCCTGAAGAGTTTCTTCTTGCTTTTCTTGACGTAGTTGTTAACTCCCCACTTTGGCTTCTTAGCCATTAGTCGCTATCGAGTACGTCCCAAGCTGCTGCTCCAGTTACACCCCATCCGTAAGCACGTCTGTGCTTCTTAAGGGGTTTTCCTACTGGTCTTAGTCTTTCTTTAGCTCCAGAAATACCTCTACCTGCGTGGTATTT